GCAAAGGCAATTGAATCCTTGGTATACCTGGTATAGAATAGAGGTCTCACACCAACTGGATCCCGTGCAGCTAAGATCCGATTACCATCGGTATATACCAATGCAAAATCACCATTTATAGATTTAACAGTATTCTCAATTCCGAGAGTGTGAATGAGATTCATGACAACTTCACAGTCACTCCGACTTTTCTCTTCACCGCTACGGAAAGAGCGGTGATTGTATATTTCACCGTTACACATAAACATGCGCTTTTGACGAACAAACGGTTGCATACCCGCGTCGGTTAGATCGTTGATTGCGAGACGATAGTAATCCATCTGGCACTTACCCATGGTCTCTGTGCGGTAATCATCAGGACCACGGTGGGTGAGAAGTTCACTGGGTACACCCCGCTTCTCACCAAAGAGGGCTACAATGCCACACATTTTCTATTTCAATTACATCTCACTTTACTTTTAAGTTAAACTCCAAAAGATCTCTGTAAAGACTCTCGTCTGCTTCACCATCCCATTCCTGTCCCGAAAAACTCACAAGTTGAGTTTCATGGCTATCTGGAAGGTATGCAAAATTGGTGATGCAAATGAACGAAACATTTGTTCTTTTTGCCATATCGTCAATGTTCTCATAATCAAAAGATTCCAAACTTAAATAGTTTTTGAGTTCGTTTGGGGTTCTTTTTTTAATACCCGACTTACTCCTGACGCGCGCAAACCGATTGGACATATCCATATTTGGCCAGTGTCCATGTTTAGAACGAAAATGTGTCACATAATCCATGAATGTATCTGCCGTCTTCCTGTCACTGAAACAGACAAAACGAGACTTCTTGTTTGGATCAACAATACTCAAATAAGTTTTTGTGGGTTTCATTTGAATTAAGTGATACGAAGACATCTTAAAATATTTAAGGAAAAAAACTTTAACTAATATATAAGATGAACTTTCCCAAGACTGCTGGTCAATGTAAATACACGTTGGCACTTAGGTCACCAAAGCCTATAGTTGTGGGTACGGGTCCTGCGGGTACGGGTAAAACGATGCTCGCGTGTCACATTGGCATTGAGCATATATATGAAGCATTTAGGGGTAAAGTAATTCTCACTCGTCCAATAGTCGCAGCGGACGAGGATATGGGGTATCTCCCAGGTGATATGGATAAAAAGATGGAACCTTGGACAAAACCAATGTTTGACATTTTTGAAAAGTACCTTTCCCACAATCAAATGGATAGGTGTATCACCATTGAACCCCTCGGCTATATGAGAGGACGCACATTTAACAACATGGTGATTATTGCTGATGAAATGCAAAATAGTACCCCAAATCAAATGAAGATGCTTCTCACACGCATCGGGGAAAATACAAAACTGATTGTAACGGGTGACTTGGAACAATCAGATTTGGGTGAAGAAAACGGTCTCGCATTTCTGACACAAAAATTATATGGAATGGATCTCAATTACATCGAGCATGTTGAGATGGATGAGCGCGATGTTGTGAGACATCCAGCTGTTAACGAAGTGCTTAAAGTCTTACACGCATAGATGAATATTAACATGAAGACGGTCGCGATAGCTCTCCCCGGTCGTGAGTTTTCTGGTAATTTCCTCAAAAATTGGTCACAAACACTTTTGACCCTCACACAAAAGGGCTACAAAATCATCATGATGAATGAGTACTCGAGTTTTGTCTCCTTTTCAAGAATGAAGACGCTCGGTCTCGATGTTCTGCGTGGTGCGACACAAGTTCCATTTAACGGGGAGGTAAACTACGATGTATGGCTCACAATTAATTCCGATATCTTCTTTATCCCCGAGCAAGTCATAGAACTGATTGAAGATACAGACAAGTACCCAGTTGTGTCGGGTCTCTATCGAATGTCAGATCTTCAACACTACGCGGCTGTCGAGGAGTGGGACATGGAGTACTTTAAAAAGCACGGAACTTTTGAGTTCCTCAAAGTGAAGGATTTGGACACATCCGAAAAGTATATGAAAGTTGCCTATAACGGCCTCGGTTTCTTCGCGTGTCGCAAAGGTGTCATAGAGAATCTTAAGTATCCATATTTTAGTTATCCACTCGTTGAGATAGAAACTGAAGATGGGAAGGTACTCCGTGAGATGTGTTCCGAAGATTTTGCATTTTGCAAAAACCTCAAGGATGCTGGTTACAATGTAACTGTGAATACGAACCTCCGTGTCGGACACGAGAAAACTCTTGTAATTTAGAGTTTTGTACTTCATTATTGAGTGACTTTGACTTGAGGTCTAAATCTTTGAGTCTATTTTCGATCGCAACCTTCTCCTGAATGTATCTATTAATTAGAGTCTTCATTGACTCGTACCATTCATAAATCTGGTATATTTCCTCATCTATGGCTGAGTACGTTTCTACGATTTTATAATCAAATAGAAGATCCCGAATATCGACGGCAATTTCGTCTAACCGAGTTTCGAGACCATCACACTTGTCCTTAATTTCTGCGTGATTTTCCATAATTACTTAAACCATATATTTTTTATTTCATTAAGTTGGTTTTTGTCATATCATCATCTTAATACCTTCTTCAAGTGTGAGTTTGGGTTTCCAATATTGTAACATAAAATCATCTGGTTCATTTCTAATCGTTTGTGTTGCATCTTTCTTTCCCATCTTTGCGAATACGTGTCCGGGTGCAATCATTTCCGCCACGTCTTTAATTTTTGTCCATGTGTGATTTGTGACGTCTACGTGTGTTCGGCCAGTAGCCAAAATCTCATCGTAATGGTTCATGATAACTTCTAAACATTCACTACAGTCGGTCGTATACATAAATTGACGCTCTTCTTCGCCGTCAGTAAGCATATGTATTTCACCCGTAGTCTTCATTTGATGGATAAAATCTGGGATGACATGAGACTTCTCACCGACTGATTCGTTGCCGTAGACATTCCAAAAACGCATCGAAAGACCACCAAGATTAGTTGTGTAATGTTCACCGAGGCACTTTAGGACACCGTACGCACTATCCATCATGTTTTGCATCTGAGATGAGGCAAAAACAAATTTTTTCCCGTTGAGAAGAGAAAACGTATGCATCATGATGGCACAATTTCGGTTCATAAAATCGATCGTCATATCTTGTAAATATTTGGAACCACCCACATCATATGCCAAGAACCACACAAAATCGCTCATCTCGACAACCTTTTTAAGATGAAGTATATTTGTGGGATTACTTAAATCATGCTTCGGGGAAAGTGCAATATCCCATTCGGTTACATCGTGACCACTTGCTTTGAGATGGTTGCTAAGTGCACTTCCGACGACACCACTCGAACCAAGTATTAAGACTCGCATGTTTGTATAATTATATTTAAATGTCTTTAAGTTCATACGTGACTATACATGAACAACTTTAAAGATTCGAATTCAAATGATTATAAATGAATAGTCTCATTGAAACATCCCTGAATGGAAAAGGTGATAGTGATGCACATCTCACGACAATGTTTGGAATTGCGTTAAGTATTCGCGCAAAAAACATTCTAGAACTCGGTGTGAGAGATGGAACAACCACATTACCTCTCCTTATGGCCGCAAAGATGACTGGTGGTAAAGTTGTTAGTGTTGATATCAACGATACCGTTTTTGTTCCGCCACCAGATCTAGCTCCGTATTGGTCATTTGTTAAAATGGATGCACTTGAATATTTAAAACAACTCGATAAAAGTGTCGTACAAAATTTAATCTACGTAGATGACTGGCATTCATATGAACACGTAAAGGCGGAATTGGGTGAAATTGATAAATGTGTTTCGCCATCATCGATTGTCTTATTACACGATCTCATGTATGGTAACTACACACCACGATATCACAGTGATCTCACGGAAAATGCGGGTGCGCAATGGGCGAGAGGTGGACCGTATAGAGCAGTCGCAGAATTACCGGGGCAGTTTTGGGAATTTTCAACCATTCCGGTGTGTAATGGATTAACTATTCTGAGAAAGAAATATTCAAATAAATATCATATTTAATTGTTAAAAACAATAGTAAAAGGTATATTTCCATATATAGCTGCCATATACGCGTATGTCGAAAAACCAACAAGATCTCTATTACCACCGGTGGTGAATAATCGAGGACACTTACTCAATAAAAAGAATAGAAGGTAAATATTGTGATAATCTATATATTTCGTTTCGTAATCTGTATGATGTTCAGATCCTATACTAAAAATAGTGTCAATTGTTACGAGTTTATCGCCAAATTCATCCATTAGCGATTTCAGTGTCGATTGTGAATCACTGGTTATAAAAATTTTTCCTTCACTGTTCCTTATTTTCTCTTTAAAGCATTCTAAACCAGATTCGGAACAATGAAAAAAATGTGGTTGGTCTGATCGTTCATCTTTATATTGCCTCGAATCTTCGCAATAAGAGCCTCTACGTATCGCCATACCACACGAAACACCATCTAACGTATGCATATTTTTTTCTATGAGTCGTTTCATGTATAATGTCGGTTCAATTATATTTCGAATCTTGGTGTGAACATAATGTATCATGTACGGATTTAATATTATAGGTGTATCAGGTTGCTCTCCTTCATATGACACACATGTAAAATCTTTAATTACTAAACAGTTTGATAATTCATAGTCATGTATAGAATCGTGTAATACAGTAGATTCTGTGTCTAATGTAGTCAGATGAATGAGAGTATTTCCTAAACCACCCGTTCTTTTAAATACATACATATAAAATATTAATTAATAATGTCTTTAATGCTGTTTTCTTAAAAAATAAGAAGTTTAAAGGGTGTCTCTCATATAAAAATATATCATGCGTCTTACTGCTGTATGCTGTGGACGTAATGACAACTACGGTGGACATTTTCTTGAAAGTGCACAATACAGTCTCAATTCATTTTTACAATCATTCGACGAAGTCATCTACGTTGACTGGAACACTGACGATGATAAACCGGTTGTAACAGATGCAATCGAACTGAAAAATCGTGATAAACTTCGAACTATTGAAATTAGACCCGCAATGGTAAAAAAAATTATGGGCGATAAACCAGCTCAACTAATGTGCGAGGTGATGGCACGGAATGTTGGTATTCGCCGCGCAACAGGTGATATTATTGTTGATACGAACTGTGATGTTATTGCTCCACCTCGAGAACAACTTGAATTAGCTTTCAAAGATCTGAAAGATGATATGATGATCACCATCGCTAAGCAAGATGTCGAATTAGGAGACATACAAAAAAACTTTGGCACAGATAATGTATCCAAAATCCAAAACTTAATGCCTGTAGTTTTTGGATTATGGCCGATACATAAGAGGTTGATGTCACCATTTTTAAGGGTTACTAAGGACATTCTCGAAAGTTATCCAGTTGAAGCGCACCAAAGTATTGCCTCTGTCATTTGTGCATGCGGAGATTTTCAAGCGGCAACGCGTGCGACCTGGCATAATATTCGTGGTTTCGAAGAATCACAATGTAAACGAATGTTCATCGATACGCAGGTACAATACAAGGTTATTATGGGGGGTGGTGTCGTGATTGCAACTAACTTCCCTCCCGTATATCATATTGAGCACGGCAGGGATAATTCACCTTCGGTGCGAAACAGTGAAGATCTTGTTGCAAAAACCACAAACACGGGTGATTGGGGTTTGAGTAAAGTATTTAAGGAAGACGGTTTTGTTTATAATAAATGATCGTAGACTGCTTTACTTTTTACAATGAAATGGATGTGTTGAAAAGGCGTCTTCGATATTTGAATTCTGTTGTAGACAAGTTTGTTCTTGTGGAGTCTACTGTAACCCATCGCGGAGAACCAAAAGAGTTGTATTATGAAAAACACAAAGAAGAGTTTTCTAACTGGAATGATAAAATCGTACACGTGGTTGTGAGAGATAACCCAGATGACAAAAACCCCTGGTCTAGAGAAAATTTCCAAAGAAATTGTATTACACGTGGTTTGGAGGATGTACCCAATGACGCCCATATCATGATATCAGATGTGGATGAAATACCTGATAAAGATTTTTTGACTCTTCCAGATTATGCCAATGTTTGTTCGTTTAACATGGTTGCATTTCAATACAATTTCAAGTATATTCAAACACACGAACCATGGTTTGGTACAGTCATGACCAGAATGACTGTATTAAAATATACAACACCACAAAAACTCAGGGAATCGAGGTGGTCTGTACCGCATTATAGAAATGCCGGTTGGCATTTATCTTCATTCGGTGACGAAAATTTCGTGGCTAACAAAATTCATAATTACGCACACTGTCACGACGACGTTTCACAAGACAAAGATGAAGCTATTTTTAAGAAATATATTGAATATGGTATACATGCAGATGGTAAAAACATTCTGGCGAAAACACCTGAAGCTATATTAAATCTTCTACCAGGTGAACTTAAAATGTAATTTTCTCACCCTATAATAAATGTCAAGTCTTACTTCGACTCAGGCGGCTTCCGCTATGTACAACAGAGCAAAAAATATTGCGTCCGGTAAAATTGATCTTGAAGTGTCGGGATTGACTGTCATGGGTATTCTCTTTCTTGGCTTCTTCTACATGATTATCTCATCAATTGGGATGAACATCTATTCCAAGTGCGACGCCATGAAGGGACAGCCAATCCAAGAGAACCTCAACAAATACTTGGCTGCGACCCTCACTATTGGTCTCACCATTCCATTCACTCTCTTGATGACCAAGTTTGTTAAAAATGAAGGTGTCGCCTTTGCGCTTATTTACTCCATCATGGGTCTCGTCGGTAGTGCGGCTGCGCTCAATTGGACCATGAAGTGTGATAACGCGAAACAAAGTGAAAAGGGATTTGCTGGTTTCAGTGTGTTCCTCTTCACATCCACACTTCTCATTTCCATGTTTCTCATGCGACCCAAGAGAACAATTTATTAAATTGAATAATTTTAGAGAATGAAACCAATCGTGTACAATATTTACATTCTCATGATGCTCTTGGCCCACGTGATGCGTAGGGCAGGAACATTTACGATGGAGGATAAGGTGAGAATGTTAGAATTTATTGGTAATATGGCCCAGAACCCAGACCAAAAAGTGTCATTAACGCAAAGATTATCATGAATGTTCGCCCCGTCTCACGAGTTGCCCAATCTTCAAATTGTTTTTCGTTAAGTTTTTCGTCAGCGTTTTTCATACTCATCACTACAAACACACATGACATGACAGCGAGAGCGTCAAATGGAATTTGTTGCATTTGTTGTGTAATGTTGAGACCCGTAAGAGTCCAGTTTGCACCACCAAATACAACTCCATACATAGAAGCACGACCATTTACAACTTCTGCAAAGTCAAGCGCACTCCTTTGCTTTGCATAAGTCACATGTTTTCGCGATCTACGAAACCCTGCACGAGTAAGCATTGGTTGTCTAAGTGTTGAAATCATTGTTTCTTGTATTGGTTTTTCTCATTTTCTTTAAGCAGGATTTTGTTGAGAAGGTACAATTGAAGGACTAGACCGAGCGTTGTATACGCCACCGTGAAATTCATACCATACTGTCTAGACTGGTAGATGAGCCAAAGGCAGCTCGCGAGGAGACTCAGGAGGATGGCATTTTTAGATTTCTCATCCATTTCATCAGAGCGGATATAGTCCTGGTACATTTGAACGAAACCTATACCAAAGGCAAATGCTGCGACCACGTTGTTTGCATCCATTTTTAATCTATACTAACATTATAAAATGGAAGCGATCTTGGAAAAATTCGGTGGTAAAATTGATGCGAAAGGTGTCATCACTATGGTTGAAGACATCAAACGAGAATACTTGGGTGATGGGCTTCAAAAGGAAGATATCCCCCCAATCGTTGCGAAGTTGATGATTAATGCGTCCAAGTTCAATAAACTTGAGGGACCACAAAAGAAGAAGTTGGTCATCGCGATCCTCAATCACTTGATTGGTGAAATTGACGGTGATTCGGAAAAGGACAGTGAGTTTGAACTCGTCCTTAAGGCTATGGTACCAGCCATGGTTGATGGGTTCGCAGGTATGCTCAAGGCTAAACAGGCGGTCGCCAATCTCTTTAGCTGTTGCATGAAGGGAAAGTAACATAAGGATTTGGGATGTTAATATTGTAGAATGAAATTTCCTCCATTGGAGGTTATGATTCAATACGGGTTATATACAGTAAAAGAACTCGAAAGGTTTTCAAAAGGGCTTGTGCCGAAAAAAAAGAACGTCATCATTCTTAACGAGTGCAATAGGTGTGCATTCGTATATCCGGGCGCTACCTGCAATAATTGTTGTTGATATGGGATATTACATTGTTGAAAGTCATATGACAAAGAAACCCATAGAAGCGAGGAGTGATTCAACTATATGTGCGGAGAGGCGTCTCATCAAACAGCTTTGGAGGGAGTGTTTGAAAAGGGGAAATAAACCTCATCAGTTTTCAAGTTGGATAAATAGGAAATATGGTGAACTCGTTATTGAGCGTAAGACATGTTACGGACACGGGAATTCACTACCATGTGTCCTATGTAGGAAGGCTATTGAAAAGAATGGAATCAGATGGTCCGCACATGATGGGACGAAGTGGGTCCATAGCAAAAAATCAGAATATTTACCACCATCTATTCCAACTAACAAACAAAGTAGACTACTAGGTTTTAGGCGTAATAACTAATCCAAGAGCGGACTCCAAATTATTGTGGTTTCTCACGAGTGGTTTATTTCTTTTTAGTTTTAGAGCGTTGTTACTTGTAGATGCATTCTTTATTTCATTCATTTTCTTTGTGTTTGAAATAATGGGTATTACGTTATCAATAACCGGGGATGATTCCACTGGCTGTGGCTGTCCCTCATCTCGTGTGAGATTTTTTCTAAATTCTTCAATTGTTAGATCACCACCAAACTCCACAAGCCTAAATCTATTTGGTGCAGGTTTCACATGACCTATTTGGTTGTACATCTTTCGTCGCATGAGTACAATGTTTCCACACACTATACTCCCCTTGACATCACCAAATTTATCTATCGCATACGATTTTACACAACTCCATGAACAAAAGTTGCCAGCTGTGTAAAATTTACTTCGTCTATCGTCGTAACGATGAGGAACAGTTAGAGGTGTACCCTCAAAGGTGTGACAACACCACCAACACCAAGACATATTATAAAAAACTATCTCCTCTTTAAGCTTGACATTATGAGTAAGAGACACAAACAACATAACGAAGATGATGAGCTTGCGTAGTATGTCAAATATCTCACATTCATGTTTTTCCAATTAAATTTTTTAGGGAATGCGGTGATGGGAAGCTTATTGAGTGGGAACTTATCAAATGGTGGTTCTCTCGCGTCGTCCCAAAAGCTATCATCTCTTTCCTCATCCCACCAATCTGGAAGTACAAGTTCAGCCATGTCTGCATTACAGTCAACCGCAATACTTGCAATTGATTGTGATTGAATGTTAATATCTTTTTCACAAAAATTGTATGAAGGTTTACAATCACTCTTTACATTTGATGGAATGTAACCCTTTTTACATGCCCTAAGCGTACAGTGTGCATTATTTTTTAAGATATTGAAACCATCGGAATATCCGTATACAGTTTTTGAGGGATCATCGGGGTCTTCTGATATAACCGGTTGAGGTCCAAATACTTGACGATTGTCCTCTAATACTTTGAAATAGTCGCAACCAGCAGCTGAGGGGTTTGTATCACACACCTTATTTTTCAGGTTGTAACATGCGCACCATTCATCGGTTGGATTTTGGCTACAAAAAGACGACGCTGTGGCATCATATTGGTCACGCAACAAATTCTTTACACACTTACCATCTGTTTTAAGACGCGTACCTTCATCATCCATAAGACACCACTTCTTACGCTCAGCAGTTCCCAAACGATCGGCACAGATCTGTCCATTACCAATTTGTTCAGTGAAGTTTTTTATGTCCGCGCAATATTCTGTGACCAAATCTTCATATCCAAAATATTCTTCACATGGTGATGAAGCAATCGTACTCAAACCTAATGATGTTATAGGGAATGTTTCTCGATTTGTTCGATAATCATTACCAAACTCGTCTCTGAGCTGGCTATCCATGACTTCACATTGGTTAACTTCCAACGTGGGGGGTACAGAACCACCACCACCCATGATGTCTCTTATCTTTACCTCAGAAAATATATGAGTTCCTGAGGGAGAGTTAAGTTATTTATCTACGGAAACGGGATGGACCTCTACCTCCACCACCACTGGAGGACATTAGTACTATAATAATCAGTAGGCAGCAACACACCAATAATAGTGCACCACCACCAATAGCCAACCGTGTTGTATTATTGTTAAGATCAATACCATTCTCAGGTGGTGAAGGTGTTGGGGTGCCGGAAGGTGAAGGTGTTGGGGTACCGGAAGGTGTCCCCGAAGGACTATCCCCCGCAGATGATGGTGTACCAGTGGTAGCCGTCAAATTACACTGTGCTTCAATCGTTGATTCGGAAATCTGACTCAGGTCAAATGATTGTGCGCAGATTTGTACAGGTGCATTGCAGTTTTGATTCGCATTTTGGGGTACATACTTAGCACCTTGACACACACCCCCAAAACAGGCTGCCTTACCAGACCACACATTTCTAAATCCTTCGGGGGTTGCCTCAACTAACTTGTCAAATTGCTGCCTCTTCTTATCACATCCCGCCGCGGCGGAATCTGTATCACATACATTATTCGTTACATTGTAGCATGAGCACCATGGGTCTGCTTTACCCGTAGCCGTTTTACAATAGGCTTCGGCTAACTCGGCATGAAAATTACCCAAATTGTCTTTTGTACAATTACCATCAGAACGTATACGATCACCGACCTTACAATATTCTTTAGCAATTTTTTTACCCTCACCGTGTTCAAGACATATGCCACCCCCGGGATTTTTAAAGATATTATCTGGAATATTACAAAATATATCTTTAAGATCAGCGTGCATTGAAGCACGGGGGTCATTTGATATTCCATTTTTATTTGTATGTAGTGTTCTCATTGCGGCATCATCGGTTTTACTATATAAACAACGCACCTTTGTGGCTCCTTGCATAAATTGCCCCTTCCCACCCGGACACGGTCTCGCTGCTTTATTCGAATTTTTACTTGTTCCCAATATTACATCGTCGCGATCAGCACTAATACCCATTTTAGGAAGAGCATTTTCACCAGATCCACCTTTGTTTATTCCTTTCGTTACGATTTCATATTTCATCTGGTTTTTATTCGGTTTGGTAACGGTGTGAAAACTAATACCATACATGTTATCATTCCACCCACCCGGGAACCCCGACATCTTTTTCTGCAATGCTAATGAATGACCGAGAGGTCCACTCTTACCCATTGGATATGAATATCCATTTTTTTGGTAATGACCCACTGGTACCACATCGTTGGGACAATCTAAAACTTTAAGACTTGACCACCCCCCTACTGGAAGACATATACCACAAGCCTTTCTACATATTGTGTTGTCGGTAGGATGTTCTTTATCAGACGTTTCAGCGATACCCCAATTAGCGCCACCGAAATTATTGTGTTGAAATACACGTACACGGCATCCTTTTGTCGTATTTTTACATAACGGTTCTGGGGGTGGAGGAGATCCACCGCCGCCACCCATTATACGAGTCTTATCTTTACCTGAGAAAATATATGAGTTCCTGAGGGAGAGTTAAGTTTATAGATACTTACAAAGTCTTCAAAAATTCCAAGAGTTCCGCCGTCTTCTTTTCGTTCGCCAAGGTGAGAGCCTTCTTTTGCTTCTCTTCATCATCGGTTTGCTTCTTCACCATACCATAGACAATGAATGGATTTGGTTCTTCGGAGTTCTCAACATAGAGAATAGCTTCAGACTTCTTGTCTTCCAACTTTTCCCGTTTGACACGCATGATATTCCAACCCACGACAACAAGGATAGCCAACACAAGGACCACCTGGTTCAATGACATCTTCCTGATGTTGAGTTTCATTTGTAATACGATTACATTTTTTTCTCAGCCCACATTAATATAACATCATGGGAGGAGGTGGATCCCAAACGATCAATCAAAATTTCAACATGTCTGCCATCAACAAAAGTATTTTTGAATCAATCACAGAAAACAAGGCGTCGGCGGTCGCCTCGGGTGCGGTTGTTCAAAACTTGCGTGTGGTGATGAGAAATGTGAGAGGATGCTCATCAGACTTTAATCAAAAAGTTGAATCCATGGTGACATCATCTTCGGAATTACTAGCTGAAAATGAAACTGAAATTAAAAATGCCATCACAAACGAAATGCAGGCTGCAGTTGAAGCTCAAATTGAAAAGGCTACACAAATGGGTAACATGCAATTCGGTGATAAACAAAATGTCAACCAATCTGTCACAATGGAAATTCAAAATATTGTTGAGAATACAATCAAGACCGTCAATGAAAATGAATCCGTCTCCGAAAGCGTTGTTGTTCAAGGTGGTGATCTTATCATTGATGGGTATGATTGCCGCGAAGGTGGTGATATCAACTGGAGTCAAGATGTCCATGCACAAGTGATCGCCGAAGCCATGACAAAGGCACTCACTGGTGCTATTGCTTCAAGTGAAGTGATGAACAAACTTTCAGTTGCAGCGGGTGGTGGTGCCATAACCGAAAATACGGGTTATGCGGATATCATCGGTACTTTCTTCGAAGGTATCAGCGGTCCAGCGAAGTATGCCATCATTGCCTGCCTTATTTGCTGCTGCCTCCTCGTGATTGCGATGGTAGCCATCGGTCTCTCCCCAGCTGGACAGTCGGCTACTGCCAATTTAGGTAAAGCGGGTGCTTCTCGCCTCGGTGGTGCGCGCCGATTCTAAGTTAAAGATATAAAGATCCTTTAAATTAATGATTCTGAGTATTGATGTTGGTATTCGGAATTTAGCCATGTGCTTACTCAATGAAACAAATAACCTTGTGGAGGAATGGGATGTCTCTGGTGTCCCACCCGAACACAAAGATGGTATATATGTCTCCTTGAGAAAGCATCTCGATGAAAGACCTTGGGTTCTTACTGCCCAAACAATCCTCATAGAAAAGCAACCAGATCGTAACAAGAAAATGGTATCCGTCATGCATTTCCTCCATGCATACTTTATCATTAAATGTCCTAATGCGGAGACAATTCTCTATGATGCGCGTCACAAGATTCCAGATGTCGCTGGCCCCGGCAAAGCGCAGTATAACAAACGGAAGAAGGTCTCCATTGAGAGATGTGAAGAATTCATTCGGAGTGGACCCACAAACGCTCATTGGTTGGAGACCTTTCTCAAGTCTAAAAAGAAAGATGACTTGGCTGACACCGTCATGCAAGCCCTCAGTTTTGTGAATCGTGTGGAAGTTACATCAACCACCAAGAAACCCAAGAAGTCCACCAAGTTGGTGGCTCGCAAACCCAATGACAATCAAAAGAGAACAAAATATTCAAAGTCAAACCTAGCTTGGATTTATCTCAATAAACCTGAGTGTGAAGTTCTCGAGAATAACAAGAGGTTTATGAAGGATCTCAAAAGGTACTATAGGGACATCGACGACTTGATTAAAGATTTGGGGGGAACTAAGAATTAGAACACTATGCAAAAAGATGTCTTGGACCAAGGATTTGTACGATTGGTTGATCACATGCCGCAACAAGATTTGGACACCTCAATCGTCCAAGCTGCCAGAGTATCATATGGAGACGGAACAAAGACTTCCCGAGGAGACCGAGGACTCCTCAGGTACTTGCTTCGACATTGGCACACAACGCCTTTCGAAATGGTGGAATTCAAGTTCCACATCAAGATGCCCCTCTACATCGCCCGTCAACATTTTCGACATCGAACAGCCTCCGTCAATGAACTCTCCGCCCGCTACTCCGTCGTACCGAAACAGTACTACAACCCAGGAATTCTACGAGGTCAGTCTCAGGTAAATAACCAGGGATCTGAGGGTGTTGTGGAGGTCAATGAAGAAAAGACGAACCAAATTAACGAACATTTAGAACATTCTTTTACATTGTATGAGAGCCTCCTCGGGGAGGGGGTGTGTCGGGAACAGGCGCGCGGCAACCTCCCACAGTGTACCTATACCGAATTCTATTGGAAGATTAACCTCCACAACTTGATGCATTATCTCCATCTTCGTATGGATGATCACGCCCAAAAGGAGATCAGGGACTACGCGAATGCTATTTATGACTTGGTTGAACCTCTCGCACCCATCACAATGGAGGCGTTTAGGGATTTCAGGGTAAACGCGATGCATCTCACGGGACCGGAGATTGAGGCTCTCGCCACAGGAAAAGAGATAGATTCACCGGGGGAGAGGCGTGAGTTTGAAGAAAAGTTGAAGCGCTTAAAAATAAAAAGATAGTAGATAATAAATGTTCTCTCTCACAACATCTACAACTTTCATGGCGAAGACTAACCGTTTCAAGAAGTTTGGTAAGAAGATGAAGAAACAAAATGACACAGACGTGGGTAAGATCCGAGAGAAGTTGTCGGATATTAGCCGCGATGAACAACGGCGTGTCAAGGAAATCTTCAAAGAACACCAGGAATTCTTCAAGGGTTCTCAGAAAAAGGAAGAAGTCGCTATCGATTTTTACGAGAACTAAACGCAAACCACAAAGTACACAGAACAAACGCCATCGTTAATGATGTATCGTCAAACTGATCCGCCAAGAGCGCGCTCACTATACTATACTGAACCATGCGTATATCTTGTCTTGTTTTAGACATAGACCTTTTCATGGCCGCTTTGGATTTCTCCAAACCCAAAACAGCCGTACTTATATTTCGTATCTTCGCGGGCATTTCTACCGTCTTCATGATAGCATCTTGTATGTCAACTGATTCCACAAATTGTTGTTTGATCATGGGTTCTAGGTAGGTGAAGTAGTTGAACTCTGGATCTAACTGGATACATATACCCTCTATGAGCGAGAAGGATTTTGCTAAATACACAAAACTCGTCGGTACCATGAATGGCTTTTCAGCCGCAAGTTGTGCCGCTATATCGTCGTTTATTATATTTGAACCATCGAGGGTTTCAAGATAACCCAAAACTGTTTCAAAAAAGAGTTCAATATCTGAAAGATCTGAAGAACTCATAGGTATTATGACACCGAGGTTCACAAGAATTTGAACAATTCCCTTCGTGTCCTTGTCTATTATACATCCGAAGAGTTGTTTGAACCCATCGCGAAGTTCTTCGGAAAGGTCTACAATGAGACCAAAGTCGTAGAAGACTAACTTGCCCTTAGATGAAAACCCTAAATTACCGGGGTGGGGATCTGCGTGAAAAAAGCCTTTGTCCATCGTTTGGATCACATAGGAATTGATGAGAGCTTCACAGATCTTCTTTCTATTTACATTTGGATCTGTGAGTTCCGTGAGTTTTTCAGATTCAACATATTCCATGACGATGGTGTCATCCGTACAAAAATCCTTATAGACTTTTGGTACCTTTATCCACTTTACATCTTTCATATTCTTTCGAAAACGCACGGCGTTCTCAATTTCTTGTTGATAATCTGATTCACCCAAAAGGTACTCGATGGATTCATTGAGCACAAACTCTGAGCTATTCCCAGTGTCAACCCCAACTTTTTCCAAAAAACGCACAATCTCACGGACATTATCTGTATCCACCTTCATAGTCTCGTATATATTAGGTCGTTTGACTTTGACGATGACATCTTTCCCGTTTTTCAGTTTTGCGCGATGTACCTGTCCAATACTCGCAGATTTGAATGGTATTGGTTCAAACTCGTCAAAGTATTCTAAATTTACAACATCCTGTACAACATCATATGCCACTGGAGGAACATTGTCTTGTAAAGACTCCAACTGTTTTGTGAATTCGGGAGGGTACAGATCGGCTCTCGTAGATGCGATTTGACCCAATTTCACAAAAGTCGGTCCAAGTTCCAAAAGTTGATCCCTCGTCCAAGACCCAAGTTCTGCCTTATCTTTTACAAAATTATTTTTCCATACAAATTTGGCGGCAAACTTCCAGGTCTTCATCTTCTGTGACGGAGGGGGTTTCAGTGGTCTATGTGTTGCGACGCATAGCATCCTACTCTGTGAAGATATTTTAATTTTTATCTTAGATTACTTTAAATGAAAAAGTTCTCAAACTTCCTTGCACCAATCAGCAACCCAACTGAAGCCGTCGTCAAGGCGCAACCTGTCCTCTTCACCCTCATCATCTTGTATCAAGGTTTGTTCTCTGGTAACGCGATCAAGATTCCAAAGAACCTTAAGACTCTTTTCAATAGCAAGACTTTCCGATTCTTGTCGATCATGTTGATTGCTTTCAGTGCCACACAAGACATTGAATACGCACTCATCTCCACTGTGATTTTTCTTAGTGCCATGTATGCCATCAAGACTCCAGAGGAGAGAAGAGAATCTGGATTAATATAAATGTTAAAAGTAGAATGAAGATTCATGTTGTTGGCGCTGGACCAACAGGTATGTCGCTTGCTTGGGAAATACTCAGGTCAGGGGAACACGATATTACAATTTATGATAGAAAGACATCCGCGGGTGGTTCTTGGTGGGAACCAGATACAGACATGAGAGATCTTCACGCACACAGAATAGTTTTTGACAAGGCTTTTGTGAATACCCACAGTCTCTTTCGTGAAATGAAAATCAATTGGAATCATATATTCAAACCTGTAAAGAAGGATATTTATGGTTTTATGTATCGCTCCCTACAACTTGGTGATTATGGAATGCTCGCATCCCTCGCTACACGCGTGTTGACACAACCCGAAAAGTATCGGAAAATTTCTCTAAAAGATGCCGTGGGTAAACTTTCAGAGAGTGGTCAAAAATTTATTCAACATCTTCCACTTATCATGGATGGTGTGACTTGGGATATCATGTCAGCGTATGAATTTGTAAAAAATTTCGATTATGTGGGACTTTCGAAGCAATATACACAAAAAGTTTCTGGAAAAGTCATGTGTGATAAAATGCAAATAGCACTCATGAAAAAAGGTGTGAACTTTGTATTCGGTAAGGAGCTTCAAAACGTTGAATACTTTGAAGACACTTATGAAGCTACATTCACAGATGAAATGGTTGTAAATGATGGAATGTTATTCTTATGTATAGACAATAGTCCAGCTCTCAAATTTTTAGGTGATAATTGGGGATCCGACGCAGACAAAAAAGTTCGCGAAAGTACGTATGGTTCCATAAACGTTCTTTTAGATTATGACAAAACTATACATTTGGGGGACGACTTGGAAATTGCATCAAAAACAGAATGGAATCTTCAACCAGTTGTCTTGTCCGATGGTAAGACAGTTTCGTGTGTCATATGTAATTTAACAAAAGATGTTCTCTCATCTGATCCAGAAACAATAAAAAATAAAGTTGTACACGACCTCGGTTTACCACCACCGAGAGAAGCTCGTATTGGTTGGGGTTCAGAATGGAAAGAGGATCACTGGGAATTTACACAATCTTCCGGGGTTCTCAGTCTTCATGGCCAACTTCCATTTTTTGGTAAATGTTCAAAGGTTGCGATGTGCGGTATGATGTCGCCACGAAAAACACCATTCTCGAGTATCGAAGCATCTGTTGAAGTTTCAAGGACGCTCAGTCATCAATTATTTAATACACGAAAACCACTTCAACCCCGCCTCGTAACAGATATTTTGACAGTCGTTTTATTGACACTTATAGTTTTAATTCTAATTTATATAAATAGAAATCAATGAAGTTTGAGGCAAAAGTCTACGAACCCATGTATGACCACAACGACAAAAAATATATTCGTTTGGTCATTCCTGAAAATTGTTCTCAAATTATACACCGAATTCACGCAAATAAGTCGTGGCTTATTAAGAATTCGCATGTAGATGATCCACTCGATGGTCGAATTCTTACAGTGAAAGTTCCATTCCGTTATAGGAGAGTGATGTGCAACGTCAATGGTCGTCCGGTGCAGTCTCTTATAAAGGGTGATGAAGTTGAAGTCGAAGTTGACTTCGCGGGTATATGGAATGTCGGTAATTATAGTGGTTACGCATGGAAGCTCATGTCAATTACTTCGCTTCCTTGACTTCTTCTTCTTCTTCTTCTTCTTTCTTTTCTGGTATATCAATCGTGGTCAAACCATTTTCCTTGAAACCCAAAAACACGCGAAGGCTTCCCTGTAGACGGTGAAGTTCTTGGTACGTACTTTCGATCGCTTCTTGGATCTTTTTAATATTCTCTTCCACGTCAACGGATGGCATTGTAACTATATAAAGTTACTATTCTTTAATATATTAAATGTTGACGCGGACGGGATACCTCGTCACTGAGGGACCAATTCAGGAAATTAAAAAGGAACTGACAGTAAGACCACAGGTCAACAGCGACTATGGATTTCCTCCCCCACCTTTCAAGGTTTTTAGAACAGCTAAGAATGGAGTGTGCGTTCCAAGATTCTACGGAGTTGGTAAGGTGGGAAAGCCCAAGGAGGATCGTCGCCCTGAGCCAGCGAAATCCAGCGCCAAGTTCGTCGGTCAGTTACGAGACGCAACCCACCAGAACGAGGCTCTTGCTGCAGCTATTAGTGCGGGCCATGGTGTTCTCTCGCTCCCATGCGGGTATGGCAAGACCACCGTATCCTTGGCAATAGCGTGTAAGTTGGGCTACCGCACAATGATTGTAGTTCATAAACAGTTTCTCGCAGATCAATGGCGGGAACGCATTCAACAGTTCTGCCCGGGTGCCACGATAGGTATAGTTCAACAAGATAAGAAGGAGACTGATTGTGATTTTGTCATAGCCATGCTTCAATCCCTGTCCCTCAAGGAGTATTCCTTCAGTGATTTTGACTCCATTGGTACACTGATCGTGGATGAAGCACATCACATTTGTGCCAAGGTCTTCAGTCAGTCCCTCTTCAAGATGTGTCCCAAGCACATTTTTGGTCTTTCGGCGACACCCGAACGAAAAGATGGTCTCACAAAGGTTCTTCATTGGTTTATGGGACCCACATTCTTTGCGGTAGAGCGAAAGAATCAGGAACAGGTTGAGGTATTTCCAGTAACTTATGAATCATTCAACTACAGAAACCCTCCACCGTGTACGAGAAACGGTAAACTATCAATGCCCAATATGGTCACAGAAGTTGTTGAAGACAGGAAGCGGAATCAAATGCTCGTTCAACTCGTGAAAAAAGCTTCTGCGGGAACGAGGCAACTCCTTGTTCTCAGTGATCGTCGGTGGCACTGTGAAATGCTCCACCAATGTTTCCCCAAAAACTCAGGACTCTACATGGGTGGTATGAAAGAGGCCGATCTTCAGGCTTCATCACAAAAGAAGATCATCTTTGCCACCTTCTCACAAGCCCACGAAGGTCTAGATATCCCAACCCTAGATACGGTTATTTTAGCGTCCCCAAAATCCGATATTACACAAAGTATAGGTCGTATTATGCGAGAGACTAAAGGTAAAAAGAACAATCCGCATATCTACGACATCCACGATCCATGGTCCATATTTACAGCTATGTACTATAAGAGAATGAAAGTGTATCGACAGGGTGGTTTCAAAGTCCACGGTAAAGTTGAGGAGGAAAAGAAGGACGAATTCCCTCAGGGAAAGTGTCTGTTTTTATAATCTATCTAATAAATAAATGTCGGGTGCATTAGTTCAACTCGCATCAAAGGGTGCGCAAGACGTTTATATAACGAGTGAAACTGGTATGTCACTCTTCAGTATGAAGTACAAAAGACATACAAATTTTTCTCAAGCTCCACGATTGATCAAAGAAATTACAACAGAAAACAGTTCTATAATTATTCCAAGTTGGGGAGATATTATAAATTCTGTCTGGTTCGAGGGTACGGATCTTTTGACAAAATTTGACGGTGCAACAATTGACTTCTATATGGGTGGTATTAAAATTGATTCGCACCCATATGACTTTATTTCTGATATATGGCAAAACTATTTGGCAGAAAACTTTGTAAAGGCACAAGAAATTTTGAACAAAACTTCACAATCGAACAATATGTTTATTCCGTTACATTTCTTTTTTTGTGACAATGATATGTTTTTACCTCTCGTAGCGCTTCAATATCATGAAGTTGAAATTCGAATAAACTTTGTTAATCAAAATGTATCTGGTGTAAAGTGTTATGGAAATTATATTTTCTTGGATACCGAAGAAAGAAACAAATTTATTAATACTCCAATGGATCTCGTGATTACACAAGTTCAGAAAATAAACGATGCGATACAATTACCTAAAACAACGCTTGATATATCACCATTTAATCATCCGGTTAAAAGTTTATTTTTTGGCTACACCGCACAAGGTGGTGTCATAGAAGAAGATAAATTATCATTTTCAAGCGCTGATATATACCTAAATGGTACAGCTCTTTTAGAAAATATGTCCCCTCTATACTTTCATATAGTTCAAAACTATAATAGTTCTAAATTTGGTCTCGTAAACTTTGTGGAGACTGAAAAATGTCCACTTTATACACGTTATTTTGCGTATCATTTTTGTAAAAATGCATCCGAATATAAGCCAACTGGTACGTGTAATTTTAGTAGACTCGATAACGCTAAAATTGTAATGCGAGACATCGTTAGAGGAACAAACCGTCTAAGTCAAAATGAGATCACAATATACGCCGTAAATTATAATGTTCTCAGAATACGCAATGGACTTAGTGGTATTTTATTCGCTAACTAATAGTAGTAATGCCATTCATTGGTAATGCTGGTCGGTTCAACCATATATTTTTAGCTGAACTCAACCAGGATAATACAAACAGTACGACATCAACTCCACCTACATCTATAAATCACAACTTTGACGAAATTACGATTGGTAGAGATGCAGGTAAGACGTGTCAAGGTATAAACGCGATCGCACTCGGGTCAGAGTCGGGTAAGACTTCACAAGGTGAAAAGTCGGTGGCCGTTGGCTATCACGCGGGTAGGGACAGACAGGCACTACAGTCGGTGGCTGTTGGGCAAGAGTGTGGTGAAGTGGGTCAAAATACACAATCAGTTGCTATTGGTTATAGATCGGGTCAATCCATACAGGGTTCTCAATCAATCGCCGTGGGTTTTGAGTCGGGTCAAATTGGTCAAAATGCACAAAGTATCGCAGTCGGATATCAAGCTGGACAAATTGGTCAGGGTTCGCAATCTATCGCTATAGGTCACCAATGTGGGCGATTAAATCAAGGTAATAACAGTATTGTTCTGGGTTTTGGGACGGCGGAGGTAAATCAAGGTGACGAAACACTTGCATTTGGTTTTCAGGCGGGGCAGTCCAATCAAGGTGATCAGGCAACCGCCGTTGGTTATCAAACTGGACAAATAGACCAAGGAATACAGTCTACAGCTCTCGGTTATCAGACAGGTCAAACGAGTCAAGGACCTCAATCGGTGGCTTTGGGAAATCAGTCGGGACAAAATCGCCAGGGAAGTCGTTCGGTCGCTGTAGGATACCAGTCTGCGCAGTCTCACCAACAAGTTAATTCTGTGGCCATTGGATATCGGGCCGGACAAACTTCCCAGGGTTCTGAATCTGTAGCTATTGGTTATACGGCGGGTGAAATATCACAAAACGCTCTATCGGTTGCCATAGGCTCTAATGCAGGACAATTGTATCAGGGAACTCAATCAGTTGCAGTGGGTGATAACGCCGGTGAAATATCACAAAATATACAATCTGTGGCGGTTGGTTATCAATCAGGGCGCACATCGCAAGGTATCCAATCGGTCGCGGTTGGTTACAGATCGGGGCAATCCACACAAGGATCCCAGTCTGTAGCGGTGGGTTTTGAATCTGGGCAAGTTGGACAAAATGCACAAAGTATTGCAGTTGGATATCAAGCTGGACAAAGTGGTCAAGGTTTACAATCCATCGCCATTGGTTATCAATGTGGTCGTTTAAACCAAGGAAATAACAGTCTTGTTTTGGGATTCCAATCTGCGGAAGTAAATCAAGGTGATGAAACTCTCGCATTTGGTTTTCAATCTGGACAATCAAATCAAGGTGATCGGTCAACTGCGGTTGGCTATTTAACTGGTCAACTAACTCAGGGTTCTGAATCGGTGGCCGTAGGTTATAAGTCTGGACAGACTAGTCAGGGTAATGAATCGGTATCTCTTGGATATCAGGCTGGTGCGACATCACAAGGGAATCAATCTGTGGCCATTGGTCACAAAGCTGGTGAGACTCAACCAGCGTTACAGACAGTAGCGCTGGGCTTTAGTTCCGGTCAAGTAGGTCAAAATGCGTTTTCTATAGCCATTGGATCTAATGCTGGTCAATCTGTACAAGGTACATCAACCATAGCAATTGGTACAAATGCTGGTCAGTATAAACAAAATGCACTGTCTGTTTCTATAGGGTATCAATCTGGTCAATCTGGACAAGGTACAAAAACTACAGCCGTTGGATTTCAGTGTGGGCAGACACAACAAGGCGAAAAATCTGTAGCTATTGGTTATGAATGTGGCCAATCGTCGCAAGGTATACAATCCGTGGCTATGGGATTTAGATCTGGTCAAACAAAACAAAGAGAACAATCCGTGTCCATCGGGCATCAATCTGGTATGACTTCACAAGACAGTCAGTGTGTGTCAATTGGTCTAAATGCGGCTCAGTACAGTCAAAACACTCAATCTGTGGCCATAGGCTACCAGTCTGGGCAATCCGGTCAAGGATCTCAATCTGTGGCTATGGGCTACCAGTCTGGGCAATCCACCCAGGGGTCCCAATCAGTCGCTATCGGGGCATCTTGTGGTACGTATAATCAGGGGGTTGGTTGTGTGGCTATAGGTTATGGGGCGGGGCCTAGTCATCAGAACACAAACTCAATAGCTATAGGTTATGGGGCGGGGGGAACTAGAGTGGGATCTTACTCCATAGCTATGGGCTACGAAGCGGGGACAACTACGGAATCTTACTCCGTAGCTATAGGCCACAAAGCGGGATATAATAATACAGGATCACAAAATATCGCTATAAATAGTACGGCATTAGAGCTTAACACTACAAAATCCAACGCCTTTTTTGTAAAACCCATTGGAACCAATATAGCTTCTGCAGCTCTCTATTGGGACTCGAGTTCGGGTGAGATCCACACAGTCTCCTCCGATGATCGCGTCAAGGTCAACGAGGTCCACATCGAAAATGCCACAGACACCCTCCTCAAACTCAAACCCCAAAACTATGATAAGTTGGAAGATATTGGGAGTTCAAATGTCATTGGTCATGAATCGGGTCTCATGGCTCAAGATCTATGGTACGACGCACCCGAATTGAGACACATGGTTATCTTAGGTAAGGGGGCGGAGCCAACTGAAGAAAAGCCCCCGGCACCTTCAGATGACCCACAAGATGATCCAGACTACAGTGCTTGGGGTCCCAAACCCTCAACTGTGACTTATCACCAACTCATTCCCTATCTCGTGAAGTCTATACAGGAATTGGAGACAAGAATTAAAGTTTTAGAAGGTGGTTAAAGTTAAAAATGTCTCTTATTAGTAGAGATGTCTGGCGCTCTTGTTCAGTTAATATCCAGGGGCGTTCAAGATGTATATATCACAAATCAGGAGAGTGGTACATCCCTCTTTAGAACAAAATACACGCGTCAAAAAAATTTTTCACAGTCCCCCAAACTGATAAAGAAAAATCTATCGAGTTCGGATAACACAATCACAGTTCCAACCTATGGTGATCTTCTCGATGGTATTTGGTTAGAGGGTGATGACCTTCTTACTAAATTTGACGGTGCGCGTTTTGACCTGTATATAGGTGGTACACTCGTTGATTCGCAAACATATGACTACATGACGGGTATATGGCAAAATTATTTGGCTGACACATACACGAAATCTCAAGAAATCAATAACGCGGTTTCAAGTTCTAACATTAATTTTCTACCACTTCATTTTTTCTTTTGTGACAACGACATGTTTTTACCCCTCGTGGCACTTCAATACCACCCAGTAGAAATAAAAGTCACATTTGAAAATCACGCAGCTACCAACGTTCGCGTGTGTGGAAGTTATATATTTTTGGACACCGATGAACGGGAGTATTTCGTGAATAACAAATTAGAATTTCTCATCACACAGGTTCAAAGACATGCATATACAGATCCTAAAATTGATCTTTCTTACTTCAATCATCCGGTGAAAAGTATTTTCTTTGGTTTCAAGGCGAAGGAACGAACCCTTGTAAATGATAAATTTACATTTGATACGGCTGACATAATTTTAAATGGCTCACCATTGGTTGAAGATATGACCCCAGTCTATTTTCACACTGTACAAAATTACAAATATTCCAAGTATGGTATTATCCAATACGATGAAATTGAAAAGGCTGCTTTTTATACTAGATACTACGTGTATCACTTCTGTAGAAATGCATCTACACACACACCGAACGGTACTTGTAATTTTAGTCGTCTCGATAATGCAGAACTTGTGATTAAAAATCCAGTAAAAGGAAGTAGTAGAACAAATGAAGATATAGTTGTTTATGCCTTAAACTATAATGTAATTCGTATCCAGAACGGAATGGCTGGAATTTTATTCGGAAACTAATATATATGCCGTTCCTTGGCAACGCCGGGCAACTCACGCATATTTTTGTCACCACTCTTGGCGAGAACAATGGTAATGGTGACAAAAATGTATCTATCGATGGCGCTGTCAAAGCAAGTGATTTTCAAATACAAGCGGGTTCGATAGCAAATATTGCCCCAAATCTACAAGCGGTAATGGAACAGTCCGGCACCACGTCGGTGACCCTACAACTGGCAAATCCCACTACGAGTCTTATCGCTTCAGGTGAAGTCATAGCTACCACTTTCAGGGGTTCTGGGTCGGGTCTTACTAATATACCAGCCGCTGTTATTACTGGTTCCTTATCATCTCAACGTATCGGTGCTGCAACAATCACAGCAGAAAAACTCGCAACAAATGCTGTGATAACAAATAAAGTCGCTGATTCGGCAATAACAACATCTAAAATTGAGGATTTAAGTGTAACAGGTGATAAAGTTGCCAACTCCACAATAACAGCAGCTAAAATAGCCAATGGAAGTGTCACTAGTGAAAAAATTGCAAGTGGTGCGGTGACTGCAGATAAAATCGCACCGGGTGCCGTTGGTACAGCTTTTATTGGAGATGGTAATGTCACAACCCCCAAAATAGCTGATTTAGCTATTACCACCACAAAACTTGCCGATAATGCCGTGACGACGGCTAAACTCACTGATTCATCTATTACCACATCCAAAATAAATGACACATCTGTGACAACCGCGAAGTTGGGTGACGCCTCTGTCACGACCACGAAGTTAGGTGATACATCGGTGACAAGTACAAAATTGAGCGCCGCCGCCGTGACGACTACGAAGATTTCCGATCAAAGTGTCACCGCGGCAAAGATAGCGAATGGTACGATCACAGGTACACAGATTCAAGACCTCGGTATACCACTCTCAAAACTTGAGTCAACTGAATTAACACTTGGGCAAATTGAAAACAATGAAATTGCGGGTTCAAAACTCCAAAGACACACAGTTACTGGTGGAAGCGCTTCACTCATAGGTGATAATAGAAGTGAAATAGGTCTACTCACAATTCACAATGATAATATTCAAAATGCTACAATAGATGTCGGTAAATTGAACAATACAGTCACCTTACAAGCGGTTACCACAAAAGGTGCATCAACTGACCAGGCTTTAAGTATTACAAACACAACGCCATCTACATCTAAGGTGACTGGGGCTGTCGTAATAACCGGTGGTCTCGGTGTTGCCGGAAATGTTTACGCGACCAA